CACGCATCACCAGAAGCAGTTGGCGTGGCTCTTCGCCGGTCAGCTACAAGGATTGGGCATTACACTCACTCTCCAGATATTGGAGAGCAAGGGCGCAAACCACTTGCTGATTATTCAGCGGGGCAACTTTGTTACCCCCCCACTGCGCACCTTCGGATCTGACTCCCCATACGTCCAAATTCCTCCCATTTTTTTACCCAAGGACCATAACATGTCACAGCCCATCCCCACCGTCTTTGCAATGAAAATGTTCATGTACACAAAATCACTTAAGGAGGTCACCCCGCGCGACCTCTACGCAAAGATGAGGCAACTCCTCCCGGACAAAGAGCTTGCAAAGTTTTCACCGAGCCACATTGTGCACATGATGAACTACTTCTTCCTACTCGGGAAACTTGACTCAGTGAATCACTTTGAGAACTTGTTATCTGGTTCTATTGTACGCCGAACCTTCAAGCCCCTGATTGTCTGGTGGCAGCACTTCAAGGAGAAAATTAAGGGCCCCGCTGACTTCACAAAACTCTGCAAGGCCATCCAGTGGACCAACCTTGATCTCACCTACAGGGTAGAGAAATTCACCCTAAGCATGTGGGACAACTTCTTTTCCAAGAAGATAACCCCTGAAGGAAAAAATGAGGACGACTTCACCGACTTCTGGGACCCCAACTCCTACAATCCCCTCGACTCGGTTGAAGATCTGAGCAGTGAACAGCTCAAGGCATGGGACTTCTTGCAATCACGTAATGACCCCAAATCCACCACCCAAGAGTATCATGAGGACCCACTTGAGGCCCGTATGAAAGCTGAAAGGGCGCCCAACCAAACTGAGACGACTTCCAAGGCCCCTGAACAGCCTCAAGCTTCCAGCTCTGCCAGCCCCACCCAAAGCCAAGAGGCTGCAGCCCCTGAGCCCTCACCACACATTAAAAAACCCGGGTCCAAGGCCTTCACCACCCCTCATGGCGTGGTGGTCCGCCCCTTCCTGGCTGACTACGACTGTGAGGAAACTTGGGAGCATTTCATTCGCAGCCACTTGAGACTCGTCGACTCTGTTGGCCAGAGGCAAGTGACGCTCTACGCCCGCAATCAGAAAATCAAAACCTACAGTTACGGCAATGTCACCCACAATGCCCTTCCCTGGCCTGAAGCACTTACAGCACTCACCCAAGCTCTAGGCATCCCAGAGGAACATGACCATTGTCTGTTCCAGGTCTTCAAACAGAATGCTGGCATTGGCTTCCATGCTGACGACGAGCCCCTAATCCAACCAGGCTCCATCATTACCACTGTCAGCATTGGACACTGTGAACTTCTCACCCGGAGCAACTCCACTTCGAATGTCCACAAGCAACTGCTTTCCGGGCCATGTGTCTATACCATGCCGGAGGGTTTCCAGGAGACACACAAGCACTCTGTGCGCTCTCTGCAGGCGGGCAGGCTGTCCATCACCTTCCGCACTAGTGTGCATGTTAACCAAGAGGACACACTCCCCTGGCACAAGTGGTTACCTATTCTCAGAGCGGCAGGGTTCAAAGGGACGCAAAGACAAGTTAATCCTAATGACGGGTCACTCATTTTCCCAATTGCGGACATCCACAAGCTGCCAACCGCTGAGGTGAGTGACAAAGATCTCCTCTCCATCATGAAGGGCCTGCACAGGGAGCCCACCAGCTTCACCTACGATCCACTGCGGGCAAAGGCCTTTGGCTCTGATGTGAAGAATTTGAGGATAGGCGCCCTACTCAGACACCAGACCAAGGAGTGGCTTGAGAGCTTTGCGCGCAAAACAGAAAAAGAGAGTCGCCCCATCGCCCTCACAGTGATTCATGGGGCTGGAGGCAGTGGCAAATCACACGCCCTTCAACAATACCTAAGGGAAAACCCTGATAAGCGCATCACCATCGTCCTCCCCACCAATGAGCTTCGACTCGACTGGGTCCGAAAACTGCCTAATGCGCATCCGTCTTGCCTGAAGACTTTTGAGAAAAGTCTACTTGCTCCCGCCAGTTCCACCACCATCATGGACGATTATTCCAAATTGCCTGCCGGGTTTATTGAGGCCTACATAGCTAATAATCCAGGGCTGGAGTGGCTCATCATTACCGGTGATTCCAAACAAAGCCACCATCATGAGCCCAACGACGGAGCAATGACTAGCAAGATTGCACCCTTCACTGAGCTGGCTGGTCAACACTGCAGATACTACCTCAATGCCACACACCGCAACAAGAAAGATCTTGCTAACATGCTCGGAGTCTACTCAGAGACTGAGGGGCGGACGGACATTACCATGGACTCTTCTATCCTGCCAGGCAGGCACCTCTTGGTCCCATCCATGTTCAAGAAACAGGCCTATGGGGAACTTGGCCACAAAGTCTCAACTTATGCCGGGTGCCAGGGCATCACTGCCAACGAGATCCAAATTCTTATCGACTCGGACACCCCCATGTGCTCTCAGCAAGTCATGTACACAGCGCTTAGTAGGGCCGTCCACGCCATTCATTTTGTCAACACAGGCTTGAACAACGATGCATTTTGGAACAAATTGGCAGCCACACCCTATCTGGCGGCATTTCTAAGGCTCGTTCGGGAGGAAAGAGTCAAAGAAGACAAGCCTGCAGAGGAGGGTCCAAGTGAACCTCCCGCACCTGCAACCCACTTCCCAGTTGAGAATGAGGCCACCTTCTTCGACAAGGTCACAGACAGCATGCCAGAGAAACATGAGCGAGAGCTATTCTCCACCAGGGATGGCTTTAGCAACTGCGTGCAAACAGAGGACCCTATAATCCAAATGTTTCCCCATCAACAGGCCAAGGATGAGACTCTCTTTTGGGCGACCATTGAGGCCCGGCTTAAGATCACAAGCCCTGAGAAGAACTTTGCAGAATTCATCTCCAAGAAACATATCGGAGACATCCTTTTTGAGAACTACAAGCTGGCGATGGGTCTCCCAAAGGAACCTATTGCCTTTGATGAGCAGCTCTGGAATTGCTGCGCTGACGAGGTGCAGAAGACCTACCTCTCCAAACCCCTCCACATGCTACAAAATGGGCAAGCTCGACAGTCCCCAGACTTTGACCCGAAAGCCATCAGCCTATTCCTCAAATCCCAATGGGTCAAGAAGATTGAGAAACTGGGCCAACCCCGCATTAAGGCGGGGCAAACAATTGCCTCATTTCAGCAGGAGGCAGTTATGCTTTATGGAACAATGGCTCGGTACATGAGACGTGTTCGCGAGGTCTTTCAGCCCAAGAACATTATGATCAACTGCGAGAAGACACCTGAGGAGCTCTCCAAGTGGGCCGCGGAGAACTGGAATTTCAACCGCAACTCCTACGCCAATGACTATACTGCCTTTGACCAGTCTCAAGACGGTGCGATGCTGCAATTCGAGATCCTCAAGGCCCGACACCACTCCATCCCTGAAGTCTACATTGAAGGTTACCTCGATCTCAAATGCTCCTCCAAGACATTCCTTGGAATTCTGAAGATTATGAGACTGACTGGTGAGGGACCCACTTTTGATGCCAACACTGAATGTAACATCGCTTTTGCTCACACTAAGCTGAAAATTCCCATTGGCACTGCGCAGCTCTATGCTGGTGACGACTGTGCTTTTGACTTCGCCCCCGAGGACAAGCCGAGCTTCAAGATGATTGAGACTGAGGTCTCCCTCAAGGCTAAGCCCGTGATCAAGAGACAAATTAAAGGCGAATGGGCTGAGTTCTGCGGAATGCTAATTACTCCTCTTGGAGTAATTAAGGACCCAATCAAGACATGGGCGTCTCTTAAGCTGGCCGAGAAGAGAGGAGACATCAAAGACATGCGCGACAGCTATGAAAGGGATGTGTGTCTAGCTTACCAGCACAAGGATGCACTGCACTCGATCTTCTCAGAAGAGCAATCTATGGCCCATCAATTAACCGTTC